AACCTAATGCTCCAGCAGGCATAGAAGTTAATTTAGAGCCTGGTGATATGTTAGTTTATTCTGGTTGTGAATTAGAACATTGGAGAGAAGAATTTACAGGTAACATTTGTGCGCAAGTTTTCTTGCATTATAACCATGTAAATGGACAGTTTGCACAATCTAATTTATATGATAAGAGACCTCTATTAGGATTGCCACCATTCACTAAAATAGTGTAAATCAATATATTTGGTGGTATAAGGATGTCTTATGCCAATAAGTAAACTACAATTTAGACCAGGAATAGATAAACAAAATACTCAATATGGCGCAGAAGGCGGTTGGGTTGATTGTGATAATGTTCGTTTTAGATACGGTGTTCCTGAAAAGATAGGTGGATGGGAACCTGCCGTTGGTAATAACTTAATTGGTGTTGCTAGAGATATTCATACTTATACAGATTTAGCAGGAGACTCACTAGCTGCCATTGGAACTGACAGAAAATTATATCTATATTACGATAACAACTTTTATGACATCACACCTTTATCAACGACTATTCCAGCAGTATTTAGTTTTACATCAGGTACTACAATAGTAGATGTTACAGCAACTTCTAATGGAGCAGTAGCAGGAGACTTTGTTACATTTTCAGGGGTTACAGGAGTCAACGTTGTTAATATTTCAAATTCTAATATGTCACAAGAATTTGAGATTCAAGAAATTAAAACAGCTAATACATTTACAATTAATGTTGCATCTATTGCAACACCAGGTGTAGTTACAACATCAGGAACAGCATCAAGCGCAGCATTTCAAATAAACATAGGTGCAGATATTACAATAGTTGGTAATGGATGGGGTGCAGGAGCCTGGGGCTTTTCTACTTGGAACACGCCAAGACCATCAGGAGTTATTACAGCTAATCCAAGAATTTGGAAGATAGATAACTTTGGTGAAGATATATTAGCAACAATTGTAGGTGGTAAAACTTATTATTTTGATACATCAGCATTTTTAGTTGCAAGAAATACAAGAGCTACATTACTTGCTAATGCTCCAACACAATCTAACTACATGACGGTATCTCCTAGAGATAGACATGTTATTTTCTTTGGTACACAAACAACGCCAGGAACATCTTCAACATATGACCCAATGGCCGTGTTATTTGGATCGCAAGAATCGTTAACTGACTTTACACCTAATGCAACGAATACAGCTGGATTTCAAAGATTATCATCAGGTAATAGAATTGTAACAGCAGTTCCAACAAGAGGAGATATATTAATCTTAACTAATACATCAGCTCATTCTATGCAGTTCGTAGGACCTCCTTATACATTCTCATTTAAACAAATAGGTACAAACTGTGGAGCTTTAGGAATACATTCAGCAGTAGAAGCAGAAAACGTTGTTTACTGGATGTCAGATGGAGCTTTCTATCTGTTTGACGGGGTTGTAAAAGAGATACCATGTTCAGTACAGGATTATGTATTTCAAGATTTAAATTCAGATGAACATTCTGTAATTTATGCTGGAGTTAATTTAGATTTTTCAGAAGTGAATTGGTTCTATACATCAGCTAATTCTACAGAAATTGATAAAGTAGTAACTTACAATTATCTTGAAAGATTATGGACTGTTGGAACTTTAGCTAGAACAACTTGGGCTTCTAAAGATATTTTTGCAAATCCATTAGCTACAAAATATATGCCAAATTCTACAACACTTGCACAACCAACAGTTATTGGTTTAACAGCTGGTGTATCAACATTATATGATCAAGAAAAAGGAGTGAATGATGATACAAATCCTATTACTGCATTCATTACTTCTGGAGATATAGATATTGTAGATGGTGATGATAATTTATTTATGAAGAGATATATACCTGACTTTAAAAATCAAGAAGGTGCACTTAATGTACAGTTTTTAGTTAGACAATATCCAGGATCAGTTCAAACAGTTGCATCAAGCACAGTCGTATATTCAACAACTACTAAAGTAGATTTTAGAGCTCGTGGTAGACAAGCAGCAGTTAAGATTGTAAGTTCAGATATAGATAGTACATGGAGATTTGGAACACTTCGTATAGATGGACAATTGGATGGTAAGAGATAATGGCTAAACTAGATCAACCCAGATTAGCAAACGCTACTCCACAATATAGTCAACAACAGATGGACCAGATTATTAGAACATTAGAGCAGATGGTTTTACAATTAAATAATACCTTTACACAAGATGCTCAAGATGTTAATGAAGCTCAAGCTTGGTATTTTATAAAAGTATAAAGAAAAATGTCTAACGTATATAAAAACGCAATTTATAAACCTACAACTACGGCTAATACAACCGTATATACTTGCAACGCTACGGCAAGAGCTGTTATTCAAAACATACAAGTTACAAATCAATCCGGAACACATGCTGTGCAAGCATATCTTTATAAAAGTGCTAATAGTACTACAGTTGAATTTTCTCATGCATCATTAGGTGCGAATGATACAGTTAATTTGTGTAAAGGACCTGTTATATTACAAGAAGGAGATGCTATATTAATAAGTACAGCTTCAACAGTAGTGACAGGTATTGTATCAATAATGGAAGTAAACAGAGGATCATTGACAACATAATGGAAGAAATAAGAGTAATTTGTGACTCTAAAATTATTATAAAGAATATAAAGACAGGTCACATATATAAAGATGAGGAAGAAGTTAAAGCAGACTTAAATGCTAAACCAGAAGACATTAGACGTGATGTACAAATCATTGTTCCAACTATTCCAATGTTTAGTAAAACATGATTAGTGGAGATAGCAAAGAATATGAATTCTTTGATGAAGCTGTAAAGTTATTAAAAAATCCAATTGGTGTAAGTGTTGAAATAGGTGTTCGCCGTGGTATGGGAACTAAATCCATTATAGATGCATATAGAAAATATCATCCAGGTTTAAAACTTAAACATTTAGGAATAGATCCTTATGGAGATATTATATACAGAACAGCAGATAGCGATTTAGGTGGAAGATTAGATTACACAAATAAAATGAAGCAAGAAGCTTTATTAGATATTATAAAAGAATATCCAGAATTTAATTTTATTAATTTAGAAGATAGTGAGTTTTTTAAAAGGTTTGCAGATGGTTATCCTGTTTATGATAATGAAAAAAAATTATTAACACAATATGAGATAGTTCATTTTGATGGTCCACATGATACAGAATCTGTAATGAATGAAGTTAATTTTTTTGTAGAAAGAAAACCTGAACAATGTGTGTATATATTTGATGATATAGATACTCATGATATTGACAGAATAGGTGAACATCTGATATGGAATGGTTTTAAAGAAATTAAAAAAGGTAATAGAAAAATAATATTTGCTTATGAATCCTAAAGGCGGAACAGAAATTTTAAAAGAACAATTAATTGCTCAATTACCAAAAGAATCACTAGATGGTATAAATTTAATAGGCTCTATTTGTCATCCATCATTAATTGAAAAAGATAAAACAAATATAGTTTGGCAACATTTAAGTTATGATCAACCCAATGTTCAATATATGCGTGATCGTAAATATGTTGATTCTATTGATTATTTTATTTACGTAAGTAATTGGCAATACAATAAATTTAGAGAACAATTTCAGATTCCAGAATATAAATCATTTGTTATTAAAAATGCTACTCATGCATTTGATCCAGTTGAAAAACAAAAAACTGATAAGATTAAAATATTATATAGTTCTACTCCCTGGAGAGGACTTGCAATATTAATTAAAGCTATTGAAGTATTAAATAAAACAAGAGATGATTTTATAGTAGACATACATTCATCTACTAAAATCTATGGATCTAAATTTGATGAATTAGAAAAAGATAAATTTGAACCTTTATTTGAATTATGTAGAAATACTAAAAATGTTAATTTTAAAGGTTATACTTTTAATGGTGAAATAAGAAAGTCTTTAGAAGATACTCATATTTATGCTTATCCATCTATCTTTGAAGAAACTTCATGTCTTGCTGTTATAGAAGCAATGTCTGCTGGTTGTCATGTAGTAACAACTAACTATGGTGCTTTACCTGAAACATGCGGTGAATTTGCTACTATGATAGAATTTGATTCTAGCGCTAGTAATTTAATTGAAAGATATGCAGAAACCTTAAACTCTGTACTAGACAATTATAAGCAAAATATGTATAAAGAAGACTTAGAGATGCAAGTGAAATACTATAACAAATATTATTCTTGGAATACAAGAATACAAGAATGGAGAAATTTTTTAAATTATGCCAGACAAAAAACACGTTAAACTATTTATAGCTACACCAGCTTTTGGTCATCAAGTTACAACTAACTATGCAAACAGTTTATTAAAGTTTGTATCAACACCACATAAATCTATAGCAGTATCTTCAGCTGTTCATATGCAATCAGGTATGGCATTAGTAACTCAAGCTAGAAATAATTGTGTTGCTTATTTTTTAAATTCAGATTGTACACATATGAT